GGAGCCATGCTGATGCGACGACTCAGTTCACGAGACAGCAACTGGGCACCACGTTCACATCTGTCGTACACCGATTCTACCAATTTACGGTATGCACGACACTCTGAGTAGTAGGACTGGGCGGATACAACGGCTGGTTCAACGTCCCTACGGGCTTTAGCCAGAGTCACGGTGTCGCCCTTCTCCTTGTCACTCCACTGACCGATGAGGGTGGTGGATTCCACAAGTTTGAGGTCGTTAGCGGCACGCTCCTCGGAAATCTCAGCCTGGACAAGTTCGGAACTGGCGTATGAAATCCATGACATGAACAGCGTGTAGGTGGTCATCAACTCTGCTTCGGGCATTTCATCAAGAAACGGAGGAATCTCAGGGACAGAACCTTCGGGTTTGTCAGGCAGTGAAAACTTCTCAAGGAAGTTCCCCATGATGGGGTGCTTGGGAGCCAGTGATTTAGTCGGTGTAGTCATCTTTCCAACAAACCTTTGCGTAGGGGCAACCCTTACAAATCTTGCTGGATGACGATTCCGCAAGCGTGGGTCGCATTGGTGGGATACCTGAATCTAGTCCACGAATGACGCTCTTGCAACCTGAAAGGATGTCCTCAACAATGTTTGGTTGGAACTTTACTGAGAACTCTTTGATTTCCTGTGTGGCTTTCCACTCGTAGATGAAGATGCCGTCATGGATGTCAAGGCAGTACATGTACAGGTTGAGTTGGCGTAGGTGAGATGGGAACGGTTGGCGGACCTTTTTCCAGGCCGCTTCAGGAGTCTCTGCTGACTTGAACAGTTCGTAGTCCTCCATGCGAATAGTGCCTGCACCGACACTTTTAATCTCAAGGATTGCACGTCCCTGCTTGTCGTTGACAATGCCATCAGCATGCCCCATGAGGTGGTATTCCTCGTTGTAAATGGGAACCTCAGCCTGCTCCAGCACACCAGCGTCTAGGAGCCACTTCTGCCACTTTCCGTGGATACTGTGACCTTCGGCAAAGATGTTCAGTTTCTGTAATGTGAAACCGTCTTCCTTTTTCTCGTATCCCTTGATGGTGTACCACGATGAACGAGGGCACCAATCCTTCTTACAAATCTCGGAGGGATGGAGATGGAGTGTATCTCGTGTGCTTTCCAACTGTTCTTTGATGAGGAGTTTTTCAATAACAGGGAGCAGGCGACCTTTGGATATGAGCGCATTCTTGTAGTTCTTTAGGTACCAGGGTGTATCAGCCGTCATACTTTTCTCTCATCTTGTCGTAACGCTTAAGAAGGTCCTTGGCATACGCACGTGAAAGGTCTCCTTGAATGGACAATAAAAGGGCTGTGGCTAACTCTTGTGACATGTTTACCCAATTGCTTTGGGGCAATGGAAGGTCGTGACGTTCGTCAGGGCTGAAGTTGCCACGGTACTTGGAATGGTAGTACCGAAAAAAACTGCCTTCCTTCTTTTTCAAGAAGAAGACGTGTTGAGAGGCATGGAGTTGGTGCAGAGAAGCAGAAACACTATTGGTACTAGATGCGTAACCAAGTGGCTCCATCAACTCTTTCATGTCACGAGAAGTGAACCCGTTGTCTTGCGTTTCTGCCAGGAGCAGAAGGTCTTCAGCAAACTTACTCATTGTCAATCATCGCCAAAAAGTCATCTTCAACAATAACCACGTAACTCCGACCAGATAAATCAAACTGTAGTATCGGAATACGGTCTTCCAAAATTGCACGTTGTCTCAACTCCCGTAGGTCAACTTCCTTGAGCGTAATGCTCTTGGTAGCAGTTGTCAATTTGTTCTCAATAAGCAGGTGCTCAGAACGGACATCGTTCTTACGCATCCATCCGTTACCTGAACCTGAGTTGCGGCTTCCTCGGTAGTTCTTTGCGGAACGCAGTTCTTGCTTCTTGGAAGCCTTCAGGATTCGTTTCTGCTCGTCCTCACCCAAGGCCAAAGCGAGACCACACTTCCGCCCTAATGGCTTTCTGAAGGTCAAGGTCTTCACGCACACCAGCAAGGAGTGCTTCCTTACCCTGCCACTTTTGGTCATGGTAGGAGTAGAAGGCACCTGCACGAGTGATGATGTCCTCTGATGCGGCAATGTTCACGATGTCCTTGATGGTGTCAAAGTCACCAAACTCAAAGCCCTTTGTCTGAGCAAAGTAGAAGTCAACAACTGCAACCTGCTGAGGGCGGTAGGTCTTGTTCTTCATGGTGCGAGCCTTGATGGTCTGACCAACGGTCTCGTCCTTGTCCTTCAGCCACTCGTCACGCTTCACTTCAACACGGCAGAAATAGTGGAAGTTCTTTGCCTTGCCACCTGGCGTGGTGCGGTTGTCTCCCCACATCACGCCAATCTTCTCACGCCACTGGTTGATGATGAGACCAGTGCAACCACGGTCCTCATGAATTAGCGAACGCTTTTGTGACTTGGAAGACTTTCGGAAGAACTTTCCTGTGAGGCGAGCACCCAGTCCAACAGTGAATTCCTCCATTGCTTTCTCGGCTTCATCGCTCGGGACCAAAGCAGGAAGGGAGTCAATAACAATAAGGTCAATCGCACGGTTTTCCATGACTTTGAGGACGAGGTCATACACATGCTCCATCACGTTGGACTCAACCACCCACAAGCGGTCAAGGTCTACACCAATTGCCTTGGCGTATTCGGGTACATACTCTTCTGCCGCAATCCACAGGGCTGTGAACTCAGGGTCAGCCGCTTGGTTAGCCGCAATGGTCTTGTAGGCAAGTGCAGTCTTACCACTGGATTCATCACCAATGATTTCGCTCCACTGGTTGACAGGCCATCCGCCACCAAGCATGAGGTCAAAAGCAAGAACACCCGTAGTGATACGGGGAAGTTCCTCAATGACACGGGAACCTTGAACAACGATGTCATCGCCGTACTTCTTGTTGATGGAAGCAATAATTGCCTGTAGTGATTCGTGTGTGTCAGTTCCCATTTGTGCTCCTTATGCCCAAGACGATTCATCGCCTTGATGGTATAAACCGTTCCAACCGCAGGTGTAGCAACGTGGTGCAGGTGCGTTACCGCCCACAGTTGTACCACCGCTTGCTTTGGTGCGACTAAAGACATAGTTACCACCGCAGGCTGGGCAGGTCATCGTATCACGCCGTGTAGCCTCACCGCCATTAGTTACACCCATTCGTAATGCCTCACTGAAGGATTCAGGTTGGGCAGTGGGTTGATTTTGTGTAACGGGTTGCTGAGTCTGGGGAGCAACGTGAACTGGGGGGCTTGTAACTGGATGTGTGAAGTTCTGCCGTGGGGGCGTTGGCTTCTCCCCAGCGAGTTTCTTTGACCACCAATCACTCATCTTCATCACCTACTACAAATGCTAATTTTTCTGATTCCATTATCTTATTTAACAAGGCAACGCCATAAACCGTCAGAATAGACTTGAAGTCGTCAATGTCTGAGTTGATTCTGTCTGTTTGCTTTAGAAAGTCCGCAAACCACTTAGATGCCTCATCAATCTCTTTAAGTAATCCATAATGCAGGAAGACTGCCCACCTTGTCAAGATTTCTTCTGTTTCAACTTCAATAACATCCTGGGATGGGGGTGAGAACCCCATAGCCTTGGCGAAGTCTTGACCCTCAATAGCCGAGAGCATGAGGTAGAACATTCTTTTGTCAATCTTGCTCATTTACCCTTGGCCTCCGCCCATGTGTATGCCGAATGGCATGAAACTCGTAGGGGTACATTATCAATAATCCGCCCATCGCCCATCGCCTGGACAAATGAGGGCATATATGAATCTACGAGGTCTACGGGGGCAATGGCCACCAGTTCGTCATGTACCTGTACCAGCATCTGAAGGTTCTTGTCCTTGAACTCTCGGCTGATGTCAATCATGGCTTGCTTACAGAGGTCGGCAGCGGAACCTTGTACAACAGCATTGACTGCCTGCCGTTCAGCCCGTGACTTCAACTCTGTGTTGAGAGACTTGAGGTCAGGGAGCCTGCGCCTGCGCCCAGCAATGGTTTCAACGTATCCATACTTCCTGCCAAACGAAATAACATCACGCTTCCACTGGGTGAGTCCTGAGAACTGACGGTAGTAGCGGTCAATCATCTCTTGAGCCTGTTCAAACTCAATGCCAGTAGTACGGGCAAGTTTCCCTGCGCCACCACCGTAGGCGGTCAGGAAGTTAACGCCCTTACCAATCTGACGTTCTTCACTGGTCACCTCATCTACGGACTTTCCAAAGAGCAGGGCGGCGGCTCCAGTGTGAATGTCAATGTTGTTGTTGAACACATGGAGGAGTTCCTTGTCCTGCGAGAACATTGCCATAACACGGAGTTCAATCTGGTCGTAGTCAGCCACCAGCATTTCATACCCCTCAGGAGCCTCAAACAGGCTACGGATGCTTGACTCACGGGGGATATTCTGAAGGTTGGGGTCAGAAGATGACAGGCGACCCGTAGTAGTGCGGTGAAGATGGAACGAAGGGTGCAACCGTCCCTTGTTCAACTTGGGGATGAGACCCTCCACATAGGTGGACTTGAGTTTCTTTGTCTCTGCCCACTCCAACAGCATGGTCAATGCTGGGTGCTTGTGCTCTAAGTGGCGCAGGCTTTCCTCGTCAACAGAGGGTTGTCCAGTGTTGGTGGTCTTGTAGGGCTTCAATGCCAATCCACCCTCACGCTTCTTATTGAACAGGAAGGCTTGCTTGTGCTTGGTTGAGTCAGGGTTAAAACCAAGCGGCGTGTAGTCAGAAAGGTTGATGAGAATGGTCCTCAACTTTTCGTCAAGTTCCTTACCAAGACGAACAAGCATTCTCTCGTTGACAGGAATGCCATTGTTCTCCATCTCCATGAGCGTCTCAAGAACCTGGGCATCTTGATAGAAGCACCGCAACAACCCCTCGTGACCAGTAATCTTGGGCCACAGGCGTTGATGCAGTAGCCATGTCCACCGAACGTCAAGGTGGACGTACCTGACAGCCTTGTCAAAGGGAACCTCGTCAATGACCTTGCCCAACTTTCCATCACGGGCGTAGGCATCATGCTTGTCGTAATTACGCATAATGATTTGCTCAAGCGAATAAGACATGAGGTTCTCGTCCACAAGATGTTGCATCAACATTGTGTCTGCGTAGGGACCAACAGGAATGCGCCCGTAATACTTGCTGATGGAACGAGCATCAAACTTTACGTTCTGCCCAATCTTGACAAGAGCCTCGTCAAAGAACAGGGGTTCAAGGGCTGCGAATACGTCACCCTTTGCAAGTTGTGCTGGAGGGTCAGCGTACACCGCAGGAATCACATACTTGGCTTTTGCCATTGACTCTTGCCCGTTCTTCAACTTCTTACGGTAACCCTCAGGAGGAGTGGTCGTACCATCTCCAACTTCTTCAGGAGTCAGAATGACACCACGCTTGTGACCCATAGGGATTGCCCATGAGTGTCCTGCGGTTGCGAGACCCAGCCAAAAGACTTCATTCCTCAGAGGGTCAAGCGCAAGAGACTTTCTGTACTGTGCCTCAAAGTTCTCACGGGCACGAGCCGCAATCTCAGGGCTTGGGTTCTTCAGAGTAGAAAGATGTGCCTTCCACTCATTGACCATGTGCTCTTCCATATCGGGGTGCCTCTCAAGAACACCACGAGTTTCCACGTCAAATGCAAACATGCCGACGCTGCGAATAATCTCCACAGCGTCGGCAAGTTCGTCAAGACTTGTGATGACGTGGGGAGCATGTCCCCCAGCCATTACTGCTCTTCTGCGGCTACGTCAGCAAGGTCCTTGCGGGACGGAATCTGAATGATGTCGGCAGTGTATGCCTTCTCCGACCAGTAGCCGAGGTCACCCTCCGACAGGGGCTGGATTGCCCACTCTTCAAGGTCACGCTCACGGACCAACTGGTGTGCAGTTGCGCTGGTTGCGCCCTTGCCAGTCTTGCTGACTGCCCAGTAGTGCTTGGAGAGTGGACCCGTACGAGGGTCGTTGTGGAAGTTCTTCAACTGGTCAATGACACGAGGTCCGACCTCGTAGGAACGGAGGGCATGGTTGCCATCGCTGGCAAGGAGAACCACGTTGAAGGCGATGCGGATGGAGGCACGGTTGCCAGCATCACACAGAGGGCAGGCATCAAACTCGCTGATGCAGACGAAGGACTTCTGTCCCTGACGCTCAACCCAGTGCTGTCGCCACGATGCGTACGGCTCATCACTGAGGAACTTGATAAGAATCGGCTCGTCCTCAATGCGAAGACGGGTTGCAAACGGGGAGTCTGCATCCTTGACTGCCGACACGCCTTCCCACCCTGAACGGATGATACGGCGAGCAGCAGGTGATGCTGTTGCTGTGGGGATTTCTGCTTCATCGTCAAAATCGTGATTCATGACTTTACTTTCTATCTTGGCCAGTGTTGTTTGATGTGCTCTTTTGCTGACTCCCACTGAGCGTTCAGTGGTTCGTCAAGTCTGTATCTTTCCACAGTATCTATGACAAAGTCAAGTTGAGCAAGGCTGTAAAGCCTTCTGCCTTTGGATTCCTTGTCTGGCAACTGAGGACCCTTGGGCGGTGGTGTGCGGAAGTTTGCCTTGGGCAAGATTCCACGGTGTTCCCACATTCGGATGGTACCTGCCTTGCGACCTAACGCTCTAGCAAACTCTCCGATTGTGAAAAACTGCTGGGCTACACCGTTGATGATGTAGACCTTAGACTTAGCGCCATTGTATCGGTCAAAACCATGAGTGGCAACCGAATCAACAACAAGTTGGTTTTTGGGCGGTGTCTTGCCAGGAAATTTTGGCAAGTCATCAAAAAAGTCCAACGGGTCTTTCATGCTTTAAAAGCCCACGTTTCCTTCTCGCCATAGAAACCTGACACCATGTCTGCGATGTTCTCATCTTCCCAAGCAAGGGCAAGGAGAGCATCCTCATCAAGTTGCTCAACAACCATCTTGAGACGGTCCCACAATTCGTTATCCCGTGCCCATTGCTCCGCAGAAGCAATATCAAAAGTACGGCTGACACGACGCTCGTACTTGAGTTCGTGTAACCCTGCCTTGTACCAAAGATGACCCTTGTCATCCTCGTAACCCTTTTCCTTGATTGCCTGGATGAGTTCGGCCTTGAAATCATTCTGACGCTTGGTCAACATCTCAATTGCTTCTTTTGTCTTTTTGTATTCTTCTGCGAGTCGCTCGTAGTAATCGTCGGGCTTTTCCATTTTAGACCTCTGAGTTAGCCATGAAGTCGGTCAAAGTACCGACGTTGAGTTCAAACTTACCATGCGTATCGTAGCCCTTGTCAATGAATGCGCCGTTGATTCCACGCTTTTGCTGGAGCATCTCGTATTGCCGTTCCTCAATGGAACCTTTCATGACAAAGGAGACCACTGTAACGTGCGGATGCGTTGACGACAGACGGATAATACGGGCTTCTCGTTGGTCCAGTTTTCCAGCAGACCAAGGCAGGTCGTAAGATATAAGGTAATTGGCTTGTGGTAAGTCCACCCCATATCCACCCGCATCAGACGATAGAAAGAGCCGAACATCACTTTCGGTTTGGAACTTTTGTTTGGCAACGTCTCGCTCGCTTGCGTCCATACCACCCATGAAGAGTACGCTTTTTGTAAGTCCCTTAGTTGCCTCTTGGATAAGCCGTAGGTTCTTCTTAAAGAACGAGAAAATAACCACTTTGTTAGTTGGGTCTTCATTAAGCACTTCCTCAATGTACGAAATAACTGCGTCTAGTTTGGGGGTCTTGGCACTCTTTGCCAACCAACCGTGGGCAAGAACGTGAGTGGCGTACTCACTCCCATCGCTGGTGGTCGGGTCCAGGTAGTTCTCAGCAGAGTCAAAGACTAGTTGTGGATTGTCGCACAGCATGCGGAGAACAGTGAGACGAGACATAATCTGTCCCTGAGCCTCA